TATGACGTGGACACCAGGGAAAATCCCAATGGTGCTGCCGTTGTGCAGGGCATCATCGACGCGACCGTCGCGCAGGAACACAGCGAAGTGGAATATGCCTCTGCGCTGTACAGTGCGCTGCCCGGCATCATCTTCCGGACCAACACCGGCGTGAACGGCGCGACCGGAGCCACCGGCGAAACCTGATCGGAGGGTAACCGATGAGAATACTCATTGCCGTACCGACGTTTGAGACGATCTATCCGGACACGTACAAGTCGATATGGGATCTGGACAAGGACGGGCATGAAGTGTTGTTTGACAGCGTGCGGGGATATGACGTAGCCACGGCGCGGAACAGGATTGCCCAGAAAGCGATAGATCTTGAGACGGACTACGTGCTGATGGTGGATAATGACGTGTCTCTTCCGAAAAACGCGCTGACGCTTCTGCTGGAAGACGCGCGGGATGTGTGCCTTGGGTACTATGCCCACAGGGACACAGACAATGTTTACAGGGGCAAAACCTGCATCTGCAAACTGAAGGACGAGAACGGCAAGGAGTATTACCACTACCCGCTGGAAAGCGAGTACACTGCCGCGGAAATGCACGGGATGGCAAACGCCGGAGAGACCAAGATTGAGGTCCACGGCGGCGGGATGGGATGCGCGCTGATACGGACGGAAGTGTTCCGGAAACTCAGCTACCCATGGTACGACTGGGTGAATTACGGGGACGCAAACCGGGGGATGTTAAGCGAGGATCTTTACTTCTGCTCACTGTGCAGAACCGGCAGGATTCCGATCTATTCGGATGTGCGTGTCGGATGCGGGCATCTGCTGAGGCATGTGCAATGGCCTGAGTGAACAACAAATTCCAATGAAAGGAGACAAAACACATGAATCTTACCGAGTTTCGCAAGCTGGTAACCCCCAAGGTTATCGCTGCCAACTGGACCGAATCGGTCAGCAACAGGATTCCTTATCTTGGCGAGACGCTGTTCCCGTCCAAGCAGAAAGCCGGTCTGGATCTGAAGTGGATTAAGGGATTCAAGGGTCTGCCTGTTTCCCTGAAGCCCAGCGCCTTTGACGCGAAGGCCACCTTCCGCGGCCGTGAGGGCCTGAAGATCGTCGAGACCGAAATGCCCTTCTTCCGGGAGGGTTTCAAACTGAAGGAAAAGGATCGCCAGGAGATTCTCCGGATTCGTGAGAAGAACGATCCCTACCTGAACGACGCGCTGAACCGCGTGTTCGATGACGCCGCCAACCTGCTGGAAGGCGCGCTGGTCGTCGCCGAACGCGAGATCATGCAGCTGCTGTTCCCGGTGAACGGCGACATGGGCATCACCATCGAAGCCAACGGTGTTTCCTACACCTATGACTACGATCCCGGCGACGCCTGGAAGACCACGAACTATTTCCCGGTCGACAGCGACTACACCTGGGACAAGCCCAACGCCGCGGATCCGCTGACGGACATCCGCACCGCTCAGGACGCCATCAAGGCCCAGGGCGGCGAAGGCGCTCTGCTTGTGATGAACAACGAGACCTTCAAACTGTTCCGCAGCATCAAGGCCATCAAGGACCTGTTCCTGACCGTGAACGGCCTGGCTGTCGGTTATCTGACCGACGCGCAGATTATCACCGTGCTGAAGGACGCCCTTGGCCTTGCCGGCATCATCGTGTACGACAAGCAGTACAAGGATGAAGACGGCGTGACCCACAAGTTCGTTCCGGACAACTACGTGGCTGTCCTGCCGAACGGCGTGCTGGGCAACACCTGGCGCGGAACCACTCCTGAGGAGGCTGACCTGATGGGCAGCGGCGCGGCGGATGTCGTTGTGGTGAACAACGGTATCGCGCTGACCCAGATCCTCGATCCGCATCCAGTGAACCTGAACACCTTCGCTTCCGAAATCGTCCTGCCCAGCTTTGAGCGGATGAACGAAGTGGCCGTGCTGAAGGTCAAGTGATGAGGTGGGAGCTGGAGGGCTTTCCGATCGCCCTCCAGACCTCCTTCGGGGAACGGAAATAAATGATCGGAGATCCCGATGATATGGGAGGAAAGAACATGCTTGTGAAAGCCAAGTGGAACGTGAAGGATGCATCCGGGTGGCACGCTGCCGGAGATGTGTTCAACACGGAGAAGGACTTCGGGGACGCCGTGGAGGTGCTTGACGCGCCGAAGAAGGCGCCGGAGGCCGAGAAGGAACAGGAACCCGCGAAAGAACCTGAGAATGCCACTGAGCAGGTTCCTGAGGCTCCGAGAAGCGCGTCCAGGCGGAAGAAGGCCAGCAAGTAACGAAGGGAGGCGGACGGGATGACAGAAGAACGCAAAATCGACGTGCTGCGAACCATGATCGATGACAGGGACGAAGACGCTGAAGTTCTGTCCGTTTTTCTGGAACTGGCAGGCGACAAGATACTCAACCGGATGTACCCGTACAGGGAAGACTACACCGGGATGACAGTTCCGGACAGGTACGTTTCGATCCAGCTGAAAGTGGCCGCCTATATGCTGCTGAAGCGCGGCGCGGAAGGGCAGATCCAGCACATTGAGAACGGAGTCCACAGAAATTACGGTTCTGCGGATATCCCGGACGGAATGCTGGCTGAGATTGTTCCTTACGCGCAGGCGATCCGGTAAGGAGGCTTCTGGATGGCAAGGAAAGGAATGCACAATCTCCGCCGGAACGAAACAGAGTTTGAGTATTTTATTCCGAACGGACTTGAATCAGACCTGGACGAAAACGGAATGCATACAGGAGATTTTGAAAAGCAGTATGCGCTTCCTGTGACGTACAGGGGAAACATTTCAGTACCGACCGGATACGCAAGCCAGAACCTTTTCGGAACGGATGTGCGGTATTCACACCTGCTGGTGATGGACGATCCTGACGCGGACATTTCCGAAACAGGAATGATCCGGTGGAAGGGAAGCCTGTATGAAATCCGGGCGGTGCGTCCAAGTATCAACACATTGGCTGTCGCGCTCCGGAAAAAGACGGAAGACCATGCGGAGAGTGATGCCAATTGAGTTACAAGGTGCTGAAGGCCATCAACATGGAGCTCAGTACACAGTCCATCAATCAGGCAATCCGGGAGATCAAGCTTTTCAGGAAAGAACTGCTTGAGAAATGCTGGGAGCTTGTGCAGGCACTGACTATGGAAGGCGCCGAGATCGCAAAGATGCAGGTTGCGTCCATGGACGCGGTTGACACAGGCGAGCTGGAGCAGAGCATCAAAGGACTGTTCATTCCAAGCGAACGATGCGGGTTCGTAATCGCCGAAGCGCCGTACGCGATCTATGTCGAATACGGCACGGGTATTGTAGGCGAGTCAGAACCTCATCCGGAAGCACAGGGAAACTACGACTATGATGTGCATCATCACGACGTATTCGGCTGGGTATACAAGAGCGACAAGGACGGGAAATATCACTGGACAGCCGGTTATATTTCCAGACCGTTCATGTATAACACGCTGAGATGGCTTGAGGAGGCGGCTCCGGAAAGGGCAAGCGTAATTCTGACGTAAGGGGGCATGCAGGATGATTGACTTTGAAGTTCAGATCTTCAATACGGTTCATGCTGTTGTCAGCCCGCTTTGCGCGAAGAACAAGTTTGTCAGCAGACAGATCGTCAGCGAAACGGCGTTTCCTGCCGCAAGCCTGATCGAGATGGACAATTTCACCGTAAGGGACAGGCAAAGTTCAACGCCTGGCGAAAACTTCGCGCGGATCACGTATAAGCTGGATGTTTTCGCAAAGAAGAAGAGCGATTGCCGGAAGGTGTTTGCGGCCGCTGATGGGGCCATGCTGGGGATGAACTTCAGCAGGATGAGCGGACGCTACATCGACAATCCAGGGAATCCGGACGTATTCCGGTATGTGGCCCGGTACGAAGCGGAAGTGGATCCTGACGGGAACCTGTACCGCAGGGGATAAGGGCCGGAGAAATTTCATACCACAGTGAGACGCATGATTGCGTGTTTGGATTTATTCCACGCGTCATGCGTTTTTGTATCCAACAATCTTCTGAAAGGAGAGAAAAACAATGTCTGAATCGATCAAGGGCATCAGCACCTATCAGACCTACCTGATGTACCGCACGACCACGAACGGCAGCTACGACAAGCTGATCGACATCACCTCCTTCCCGGACCTGATTCCGCCCAAGGAGAGGATCGACATCACGAGTCTGTCCGACTACATGCGTAGACGGTAATGCGCCTCTGTGCAGCAATGCACACCGAAAACCTGTTTAATTGCCGGAAACTCTCAATGTTAAATGCCGTGCATTGAGACAATCGGCAGCCAAGACCGGAAACGGTAAGGTTCAACGACTATCCCGAAAGGGAGTACGCCGCAAGCGATTGGCGGTGGAAATGGCAGGGATCCGGAAACGGATCGTGAGATAGTCTGATCTCCATGGCGACATGGAGCAGTCCGAAAGGACGGTTGCGGAGCAGCGAACCGTAGCGAACACAATTGGTTTACATCAACGGCATCGGCGACACGGCCGAGCAGACCTATGGCGCAAACTACACACCGGCGAACTACGCCGCTGTGACCGCGCTGGAAGGCCATCAGTATGATTACGCGCTGTGGTTTGGTGCCAGCGGAAGCCAGGGCAGCGAGGTTCCGGACGGCCACCTCGGCAAGTTCGAGTGGACCGGCGACATCTCTGCCGGCATCAACGGCGGCGGCGTGAACGAGGCTGTCGGAATGTCCATTACGGTCACTCCCAGCACGGTTATCAAGCCCGTACTGCCCGACTAATGATGGGGGACATGCAGGGGGATTCCGGATTTCCCCCCTGCACCCTTTCCGGGGATCATATCCGGAAACGACTTAAGGAGGCATTGATATGCCGAAGAAAAAAGATGTGCCTGCAAATCAGGCGAGAAAGGAAGGCAAGCCAATGGCTGCGACAGAAAAGGATTTTTCCCGTATTACCCTGAGAGACAAGGAAGGCAATGTATACACGCTGGAGTTCAACGCCCGCGTGGTGAAGAGCATGGAGCGGAAGGGTTTCAAGATTGATACCGACTATCCGCTGACCATGATTGACGACCTGTTTCTTGGCGCTTTCCAGATGCACCACAAGGGCATCATGCCGGAGCGTGTGAAAGCGATCTGGAAACAGCAGAACAAGAAGGATGAACTGCTCGGAATGCTGATCAAACTGTACATGAAGCCGCTGGAAGACCTTATGAGCGACGATCAGGCCGAGGAAGAAAACGCAGACCCTACGTGGGAGACCGCCTGACGGGGGACAACAATCCACAGCAGACGGAAACCCGATCGTATGGCGATATATTCGACGAACTACTTCCTGAGTACATGGCCATCGGGATGACGTATGACGAGTACTGGGACGGCGAATTCGGAACGAAACGCGCCTTCAGGAAAGCATACGAAATCAGGATCAAGAACGAACAGATGCTGGCGGACCGGCAGAACTGGTTTATGGGGCAGTATATTCTTGCCGCCCTGAGAAGTACGCCGCTGCTGGTAGCCGGGCTGAACGTAAAG